GACTTGGCGATGATGCACCGGGCGGCGCTCAGTTTCAGGGCGCAAGTCGCGTTGTGCACCCCATGCTCACTGAAGTCTGCGTGGACTTCTCTGCCCGCGCTATTAAGGAGCTTTTCCCCGCCGACGGCCCCGCAAAGGATCACATCGTTGGCGACCCGACTGCTGATCGAGTAGCCAAAGCCGAGCGAAAGTCCAAGTATCTGAACTGGCAGTTGACCCAGCAGATGCCCGAATTTCGGGCTGAGCTAGAGCAGCTCCTGACGCAAGTTCCGCTTGGCGGCGCTCAGTATCTGAAGCTCTCGTGGGACCCGAACAAGCGTCGGCCTGTCCCGCTCTTTATCGGCATCGATGACATCTACTTGCCCTATGCGGCGACGAATTTCTATTCGGCTGAGCGCAAAACGCACGTTCAGTACGTGACCGAGATCGAGTACCGTCAGCGCGTGCGCTCGGGCATGTACCGAGACGTAGATCTGGCCCCGACGACCGCTGACCCTGACATCAGCAAGTCCGAGAAGGCCAATAACAAGATCGAAGGCCGCGATGACAGCGCCTACGATACCGACGGCCTGCGGACAATCTTTGAGATCTACGCGATAGCAGATCTGGAAGAGCAGTACGGCCTCGCCCCGTACATCCTTTCGATCGACAAAACCAGCGGCAAGATCCTATCGATCTATAGGAACTGGCAAGAAAACGATCCGACGCTCGATGAGATGCAGTGGATCATCGAGTTCCCGTTCGTGCCGTGGCGTGGTGCGTATCCGATCGGCATCCCGCAGATGATTGGCGGTCTGTCCGCCGCTGCAACCGGAGCTCTCCGAGCACTCCTGGATTCTGCTCACATCGCAAACTTCCCCGGAATGTTGAAGCTCAAAGGGGGCAGAGAAGGCGGCCAGTCCGAGCGCATTGATCCGACCGAGGTCAAGGAAATCGAAGGCGGCGCTTTCAGTGATGACATCCGCAAGATCGCGATGCCTCTTCCCTTTAATCAGCCGTCCGAGACGCTCTTCAGACTCCTTGGCTTCTTGGTCGAAGCCGGCAAGGGCGTCGTCCGCACGACTCTTGAAGACATCTCCGAGAACTCGGCGAACATGCCAGTCGGAACCCAGCTTGCCCGGATCGAGCAAGGGCTAACTGTCTTCAGCGCAATCCACGCTCGCTTGCACGATGCCATGGGCCGGACCCTAAAGGTCCTGCATCGCATCAACGCGATGTATCTCGAAGACGAAGAGGTCAAGAACGAGATTGGCGAACTGATTGTCAAGCGTTCGGACTTCGAAGGTCCGATGGACATCGTGCCTGTTTCCGACCCCAACATCTTCTCGGAAGCCCAGCGTTTTGCTCAGGTCCAAGCTGTCTCGCAACGTGCAATGGCGCTGCCGCAGATCTATGACCTGCGCAAGGTCGAAGAGCGTCTGCTGAACCAGCTTCGCATTCCGAACGCCAAAGACTTGTTGCTCCCGGCCCCGAAACCGAAGGAGATGAATGCAATCAATGAAAACGTTGCTGCGTCTCTTGGGCGTCCGGTATCAGCGTTCCCGGAACAGGATCACCTTGCGCACATCCAAGTCCACTTGGATTATCTCACTAGCCCCGTATTGGGTGGCAGTGTCCTCATGTCGGGGACATACATTCCTATCATTCTTAACCATCTCAAGGAGCATATCGCGCTGTGGTATGCCACTCACGTATTTGAGGTGGCGTCTGAGGCAGCGGGTCGCGACATTTCTGAGTTCCAGCAAGTCAAAGACACGCAGGTCAAGCAGAGCTTCGACCAACTCCTAGCGGCAACGAGCCAGCGCGTAGTGCCAAACGCGCAAGCAGCGTTCCAAGCGATCCCGCAGATTGTGCAGCAGGCGATGGCCGTCATGCAGCAGATGCAAGTCGGCATGGCTCCGCAAGATCCGCGAGTGGCCGCTCAAATGGCCGAAGTGCAGCGCAAGGCTCAGGCGGATCAGATCAACGCGCAGACGAAGCAGGCTCAGCTTCAGCTCGATGCTCAAAAGGCTCAGGCTGCCGCGCAGTCCAATCAGATCAAGATGCAGCAGGCTGCGCAGCGCGAAGTGCTCAAGCAAGATCGACTCGATCAGCGCCAGCGTGCAGAACTCGAGGTCAAGCTTATTACGAATCGCGAAGACAACCAGACTGCCAAGGAGATTGCGGCAGCGGAAGTCATCTCGGGCGAGAAGGTGGGTGTTTCAACAGGGACGGGGATAAATCCCTAGGACAGCTCCTAGGGCAATCCATTTTTCGGAGGGTTTATGGCAGACGATTACATGAAGCAACACAAGATGTTGGCTATGGGAATGAAGATCGATGGCCAGAAGATGGTCAACGGCGGCCCGAAGAAGGGCATGGTTGAGCAGACGAAGGGTACCAAGGGCGACCCCAAAGCAACGCCCGCCATTATCAGTAAAGGGAAACAAAATGCATGATTGAACGCATCATTGACGAATTGGAGCTTGCCAAGGCTCGCGTTGCACACGACGCGATGAAGCGGCAGCTAGAAGGGAAGGATGCAACGTTCGAATATGGCAAGGCAGTGGGCACGTATGCCGGGTTGCAGGCCGCGTTAAATTACATTGATCGTCTTCTTAAAGATGATGAAGACGAAGGAGATATGCTCTGATGTCCGCATTAGATGAGGCTTTTCCAAGTGTAGAGCCGGGTTTGATTCCGTTTGGTTCGCGAGTGCTGGTGCAGATTCGTAGCGCGAAGAAGACTTCTTCGGGCGGAATTATTCTGCATAGCGAAACGCGAGAAACTGAGATTTGGAATACCCAGATCGCAAAAGTTGTGAAGGTAGGCCCGTTGGCCTTCAGAAATCGCAACACGATGGAACCATGGCCCGAAGGTAATTGGTGCAAAGAGGGCGAGTTTGTCCGTGTACCAAAGTACGGCGGTGATCGTTGGAAGGTGCCGTTTGGCAAAGACGGGGACGAAGAAGCACTCTTTGTGATCTTCAACGATCTAGACATCGTGGGTGGCGTAGTGGGTGACCCGCTTGCCATCAAAGCGTTTATCTGAGGTGATGTATGGCTAATAACCAACTCATTGAGAACGACGACGTTCAGGAGCCTGAAGAATATGTTGCAGTGGAAACACCTCCCAGTGATCCTGAGGAGCAAGATCCTTCAGTGGAAGCAGAGGCTTCTGAACCAGAATCCGCCGACTCCGATGACGGAGACGAAGGAGATGACGATGACCGTCGCCTCTCCGAAGAAGATTCGGAAGAAGACGAAGACGGCCCGAAAGGGAAGAAGCAGCTAACTCCAGAAGAGAAGCGTGCTCAGCGTCAGAACCGCAAGTTCCGGCGTCGGGCTGCGATCGAGCACAAAGAGCGCGAGCTTGCGTTCCTGCGTGCTGAGAACGAGGAGTTTAAGCGTCGGCTTCAGGCTGTTGAGCAGCGAACTAACGAGTTCAATCTTTCGGCAGTTGACCAGAAGCTGAACGAGGCTTTGAACGAAGCCCAGTTGGCCGAGCGAATTATGGCCAAGGCCATCGAGCAGGGTCAGGGCGAAGATGTCACCAAGGCACTTCAGATCCGTGATCAGGCGCTTGAACGCGCTCGTCAGCTAAGAGCCGCTAAGGAACAGGCCGAGAAGCCTGCTCCGCAAGCCAAGCCTGGTAAGGACCCGCGTGTTGCTGCCTATGCCCAAGAGTGGGTGAAGGCCAACAGTTGGTACGACCCGTCTGGCAAGGACGAAGACTCAGCGATCGTGAAGGTCATTGACCAGCGCCTTGCTGCTGAGGGCTTTAACCCGGCTTCGGAAGACTACTGGATTGAGCTAGACAACCGGGTGGCCCGTCGGTTGCCCCACCGTTATGGAGAGGATACCGATATGTCAGAACCCGCACCGAAAGCAAAGGCCGCGCCAAAGCGCGGTGGTCCGCCGGTCGGTGGCAAGCGTGAATATGCGCCGCCGTCTAGCCGAAAAGAGGTGTATATCAGCCCTGATCGCAAGCAAGCCCTCATCGATGCGGGCGTCTGGGACAACCCAGAGTTGCGTCAACGCTACATAAAGCGTTATGCTGAATACGATCGTAACAATTCTTCTCGCTAAACAAGGGAGCGAGTTATATGAGCGATGAAAGACTGAAGAAAGTACTTGGCGAAGGGCGTGAGAACCGGTCTGCGTATGATCGCGCAGCAACTGAGAACCGAGAGTTGTCAGACGATGCCCGCGTTGAGATGTTTCGACAGCAGTTTATTCAGGCCGCGTTGCCTGATCTGCCGAAGATTCCGGGTTACCACACTTGCTGGTTGACCACGACTAACCCCCGAGATTCGATCCATGCACGGATGCGACTCGGCTACGAACCGGTTAAGCCCGAGGATGTTCCCGGCTGGGAATATGCTTCGATCAAGACTGGCGAATGGCAGGGGTTTATTGGGGTCAACGAGATGTTGGCGTTCAAGCTTCCGATGTCGCTGTACAAGAGGTACATGCAGGCTGTGCACTACGATGCACCCAATCAGGAAGAAGAGCGTCTGATCAGCTCCAATGAAAGCATGCGCGAGCAAGCTGAGCGGGCTGGTTCAAGGATGGACGAAGGTGACGGCATGTCGGCCATGCGGGAATCCGCTAAGGTTCGCGCTCCGCAAGAGTGGTGACCTAGCAACTTTATTTGAGAGGATAACCAAATGTCTTCGACTAGCGCAGCTTTTGGCTTGCGCCCGGCTTTTCATCCTTCGGGCATCATTCGTCCCGTTGCGATGACGATTGAGTCGGGTTACAACGCCAACATCCTTCAGTTCCAGCCAGTCCTGATCAGCTCAACGGGCAATATTCAGGCTGCTGGTATCAGCACTCCGTTCGTGGGTACGTTCATGGGTGTCGAGTTCACCGACACTGATGGCCGTCGCCGCGTGAGCAACAAGTGGACCGCCGGTACTTCGGCGACCGACATCGTTGCTTATGTCACGACCGATCCTGCAATCGTCTATGAAATCCAGTCGGATGCCACATTGACGATTGGCGATATCGGTTCCCAGATGGACTTTGACAGCGTTACGGCTGGCAACACCACCGTTGGTCTTTCGCAGGCCATGTTGGACGTTGCTTCCAAGACGACTTCGGGCAGCGCTCTCTGCCGTGTTGTGAATCTCGCCCCTGAGATTAGCAATGCGTGGGGTGACGCTTATGTCATCGTTCAAGTCCAGATCAGCGAGCACCAGTTTGTCGCTGACCGCGTAGCATTCTAAAGGAGGACTAGAACATGGCAGTCCCAATGCGTAGTACTGACTTTCGTTCCATTGTTGAGCCTATTCTTAACGAGGCTTTCGATGGCGTTTATGACCAGCGTGCTGACGAGTGGAAGCAAGTCTTCGTTCAGCAGCAGGGCATTCCCCGCAACTACCACGAAGAGCCGGTTCTGTACGGATTCGGCGCTGCTCCGGAGCTTCCGGACGGCACCGCTGTCACGTATCAGGCTGGTGGCGTGCTCTTCTTGCAGCGTTACGTCTACAAGGTCTACGGCCTTGCGTTTGCGCTCACGAAGGTGCTCGTGGAAGATGGTGACCACATCCGTATCGGCCAGACCTATGCCAAGCACTTGGCGCAGTCGCTGATCGAAACGAAGGAAACCCTCTGCGCCAACGC